CCGTAACCTCATCTGGTTCTCTAAAAGTTTTTATTAATCTTTCCGCATACTCTTTTGCATCATCGTGTCTCCAATTTTTCAAGACATCTGATGCCTTTTGTTCAGTTATATAATTCTTGAAAGTTCTCATCCTCTTGCCTTTGCAGCTAAATCTTTATCTGCACCACCCCAAGTTCCTTTACCCTTCGTAATGAAACTATTGACTCTGGCAAATGCCCATTGTTGTGCAGTAGTTCCTGGCCTGTGTCCTGTTTTATATGCAGCCATACCTCTGTCATAAACCTTTTTCAGAATACCATAAGAGATACCAGACTTCTCAGCCTTCTTTACAAGTCCCTCGATTTTCTCATTCAAGTTTTCCTCTTTCATGGGTTTCATTCCAAGTTTCTTACGATAGACATTCACTTGTTTGATTAACTCTTTTTGATCTGGCGAATTCGGAATAAGTTTCATCGCTTTGGTTGTGAGTTTCATCATCATTGCTTTATCACTTTTATTCTCACCAAACATCTGTTTATACTTCAATGTATGTTTAGATGGTTTGGTCTTTGCACCTTTATCGCCAGGAGCTGGACCACTCTTCTTTTTCTCAAAGTGTCTTGCTCTGGCCTGTTTAGTAGACTTGGACATATCATCACCCTCAGCATCTTTGGCGTAATATTTTGCTGGTTGTGTACCTTCTCTGTCTTTAATCTCTTTGTCTTGTTTTACACCCTCACCTACTGGAACACAATTGGGAACCATTTTGTTTCCCTTTTTCTTCATACCGACTTGTTTGTATCCATCCCAACAAGGGCCTTGTTCTTCTTTTATTTTATTACCATCTTTGTCATACTTACCAGACTTTTTCTTTGCAATTGCAATGGCTGCCTGTTGGGCTCGACTTACGGCTTCTTTGAAATCTTTATATGTTTTCATTAGTTGTCTACCTTTGCTCCGGCTCTCCACTGGTAACAGCTCCAATATCGAGCTTTCCATTTTGGGCCTGGGTTATCACAATTATGTCTTGCACGAAAACTCTTTCGTCTAGCAGGATCGTCACGTTTAATCTCCATATTTGGATCACCGAATCCTACTTTGACCACATTACCCTTTTCGTTCTTGACATAGACATAGAACTTCTTCTTACCATCATTAGACCTTGTTGGATTATTAAGTTCTACTTTTCTTCCTTGATATTCTGATGCTTCTATTATATGATCATAACACTCATCACAACAATACTCTTCATCAAACTTCAGTTCATAGTTGTAGGCCATGACTCCTTTAGTTGGGCCTGACATTTTCCTCAAGTATACATGAATAGTTGAACTACCAGTATGATGAGGCATGGTAAATGCAGCTTTACCCTTCTTCATTCGATAGTCATCTGTTGCATTGACAACGTGTTTGGCCAGTTTTCTTTTCTTTATTTCATCAACAACATACTGGTCTGTTCTGTTATCATATTCTTTGAATGTTATCATTTTAGTGTCCTATAAACTTCTATTAGTTCGTCATCTGGAATTGGAGTTAGATTTGTCCAATATCTCTGATGCCCTACTCTCATGAAAGATTTAATATCACTAAAACTAGGATATTTTGACTGTAAATTATGTAGTAAATGGTCTGGGTCAAGGTGACAAGTTGCACATGCATTGTCTTTCGCAAATACTCTTGTAGACTTTTTGAATCTCTCACTCTGTACTAAAACCGAATTGAGATCCTTTTCCATCCATTCCATTCTAGTATTAATATCTGGAAGAAGGAAAAATATAAGATATGCTAAAAGTCCGATTATTGCATAAATCCATATTCTACTTGTGGCAACCAGATCTTTAGTTTCAATCTCAATTTGTTTTACTGGTTCTAATACTTTTTGGTCTTCTGATTTTTGTTTTTGTTCAGCCATTATCTACCTCACTTCTTTTTACCAACTTCGTTTAACTTTTTAGTTATCTGTTGTTGGAACCATTTCAAGACTATCGGAATACTAACATTAGAAGTGAGTCCAAATAGGAAACCTATTGGATACCGATAACTTGCGTATGGTGACAACTGTGGAATATTTGTAAATACTATGGAGATCAACAAGTAACCTGTGAGAGACATGCCCATGTTGATCACTAAATCAAGACCAATCAACCATCTATGTCCTTCATACTTTTCTTTGTTGTCCATCCTATAATTGAATAGAAAAAGCCAGAATGATGCGAATAAAACAATTCCCATCATGACTAACTCATCCATTGCAAATAACTCTAACATATTCTCCTTATGGAAACCCTATTCGTTTCAAATCATTTATAGTTGATGCGGCGTCAGTATGTAGGATTCCTATTCCACCAGCAGCTTCCCATTCCTTAATATTCCCCGCGTGATCATCAATCAGAACATTAGGTCTTTTATCTCTACCATCTTTGGCAAACTTTTTCTTATCTTGTCTTTTCACTACTCGCATGTCTCTTTCACCAAGACCAAAATTCTTTTTCATCCATCTGATCTTATCCTGTGGTGCCCTCTTTGCAATTGCACCTCTTGATTCTCTTGGCGCTGCAGTCAACATGATAGGTCTGAACTTCTTTATATATCCCCAGAGGACATCTGCATCTGGCATTTTGTCGAGTTGTGCAAACGTATCTACTGGTATGTCTTCCCAGAACTTATCTCTAAACTTGTTTCCCCCTAAAGCAGTTCTTGTAAACTTGAGGAAATCGGCAACTACTCCATCCATGTCACAATAGATTTGTGGATTATCAAATTCTACCAAGTATTGATTTAAACTTTTCATTTTTTCTCAATCCATCTTCTAATTGATGCAAATTCCTTTGCAGTATCAAGAGTGGGTTTATCACCGAAATGAAAAAGTACTTTGCCAGATTTATCACTCATAGCCCACATCTGAAATTTGTCTTTACCTTTTCCTGTCTTTGTTATTATAAATCTTGTGTTATCACTTCGTACTGTATCATCCCAATGATGAACTTTAGATCTCCAGATAATATCTTTTGGTTTGATATCTGGCCCATCCATAAGCCACCCCTTGCCTGGATACGTTTTGTATACTTCATCTATATGTTGTTGAAATGATTTCATGAGTCTTTCATCCATGTGATAAATGTTGCAGCAACTGCTCCGATAATACCAGCAACAAGAGAGGTCATTCCCATTAATCGGGATTTCCATTGTTCGACTTGACGAACCCTCTCTTCTAATTTATGTATTTGTGAAGTTACACGGCGCTCTGAGTGTCCTATCTCATCATGGACATTGCCGATCCGTGAATGTAGGAGTTTTAGTTCTGACCTAATTTCGTCATCAACTTTCCTATGTTCATCCTGTCTGGAATTTAATGATTTAATCTCTACTGTCAGGTCTACAATTCGGTCTGCGGTTGTGTCCAGTTTGGATAAAAGAGCATCAATTTGTCTCCCCCTAACTTCAACCTCGTTTTGTAACAGTCCGACTTGAAGCTTGACATCTTGAAGCTCTTCTGCCATGTCCTTACTTTATTACTTGTGTCAACCTTAATAGTTCTACACCAGCATTTAAGGCCTCTTCAATCTTAGTCTCAATATCAGAATCATCTTCTGGATCTGTCTCAAGATTAAAATTGGCCTGGACATAATCTACCAGTTCATTCCATTCAGAAGCATCTAAGTCCATGATCTCTGGAATGACCTCTTCAATATCATCAATTGCAGGTGCAATTTTCTTTAATGGTTCGATGAAATTTAATCCATCAGACCATGTAAACTCACCATCTTTCGTTGATTCTTTAATTGCTCCGATCAAGGAAAAGATGAAATCTAATAGTTCTTTAGTTTGTTGAATACCACGCTCGTCAGCCATTTAACTCCTTCCATATCGGAGATACAACATTGGCCCGTTCTCTCCGTTTTGTAATATTATAGGTCGTTTTGGAAATTTTAAACCATACTCTCTTATCGCCAAACCTACATTATTTTTACCAACGTATTTCTCGTATCTTGCATATTGTTTTTTACCTAGTCTACATTGATGATATGTATCAGAGTCTACTACGAATACTTGTTTACCAGCAAAAGTGCCCATTTTGACTTCTTCATCTATTTTCATTTTCTTCTTGAGAGCTTTTACCTTCTTCTCATCTTCCTTTTTCTTCTTGTATGTAAGTCCTATGTCGAGTCCTGCAACACCTCCACCACCTACTGAGTTTGCAATTTCTTCATTCTTTTTTTTCTTTGCATCTTCTTGAAACTCTGTGAAGTCTTTCATTTCTCTTTCCTCTACTGCAAGAACTTTATTAAAAGATCTGTCAAATTTAATTTTCTTGAGATTGAACTCTTTCTTCAGATGATCTATCAACTCATTGTTTGTCATCAATCTACTCAATCCTCGTAAATAATTATTGATTTGTGGAACAGTTACCTTACCATAAAATGACTCCATAGCCATTTTTGTGGCCGTGGCATACATAACATCTTTCCACTCATCCCCATATCTCTTTTTAAAATCATCTTTTTGTTTTTTGAGAGACAATACAATCTTTTCTCTCTTATCTATCTCTGCAGCAGTCATCTTTCTCTCTAAGACAGCCTCAACTTGTGTGTCAAGATAGTCTGCCATTCCATCGAGATTGTCTACTGCCACTGCAACTTTATTTGTCCACCATGTAGGTAAATCTTCTTCGTCTGATAGTTTACTTAATTCTGTGTCCATTTTCTGAAGAGCAGATCTTGCAATCTTAACTTGATTCTTGGCAGATGCAACATCAGTATGTCCGTCCTCAATCAAAAACTCGTTTGTTTCTGCACCATACTGACCTTTTAACTCTTCTCTGAGTAGTTCTGCTTCTTTCTCCCAATCACCATTCTTTAAGAACTCCATGAGTTTTCTACCCATGTATCTCTCATCAGTCCAGATTCTTGTGTCGTTCTGTTCTTTGAGTAAGAATAATGCAGCTGCATAGTTGAGTAATATTGACTTACCCAGAATTGGTACTTTCTCAATCAGTCTACGCACCTTGAATACTAGACGATGGAGCATTGTATATGCAGCTTTCTCATCTACTGTTTCTAATTCACTACTTTTTCTGAGAGGTTTACCCTTCTTGTCAATAATACCATATTTGTATGCATCAGTCTTCTCATACTTCATGGTTAGGAGTCTAAGAAACCTAAACACGAAATATAGATCAGCACCTCTTGAGGCCTGTTTAATGACTGTATTAAGAGATGGCATCTCTATCAA